CCTGCTGGAACTGTTATTAAAAAAAACAAAGTAACATTTTGAGCAGAACTTCCAGAATTTGCTGCAACAGATGTGATTGCTGACCCTCCTGAAGTTGCTCTTATCTCTGCTATTGTTCCAATTAAACTTGGATTGGTAATTGTTCCATTTTGTGCGATGCTTCCTCCTGTTAAACCTACTGAGTCCACTCCACTTGATGCTGTACATCCAAGGCTATTTGAAACGGTAACCGTTACACTTATAGACTGAATTGCAATACAAGTATTTGCACCGTTGTCAAACGCTTGAACATAAACCACATTAGTTCCTCCTACATTTAAAGATGTAAGGGTTAATGTACTTCCTGAAATACTCATATTTACAAATGACTTATGAGGATTTACAATTCTATATCCTGCAATAGCTACTGATCCAGCGTTAAAATAAGAAGCAAGGTTTACTGTGTCTGTGTCACCTCCTGCTGTCATAGATTGCGCAGGGATACTTCCGTTTGCAGTTGGTCCACCAGAGCAGTCACCAACTTGTTGAGTTGCATTTTTTGAACATAGTAAATACCCAGTTCCTGAGTTCGAGAACCCGTCAGGTATAACAATTTTAAAAACTACTGTTCTAACTGTTTGGCTACTTACTGCTGCAAATTTGTCATTAGCAAAATCCCCTGCTGTGCTAGTAAATGATTCTATATATCCATAATCTAAATTAGGAAGTGACACCGTTCCATTAGTGTCAACTGTATAATCCGATAGGTTGGCAATCGTACAAGTAAACTCAGGACTTGGAACTGAAGGTGTGACGTATGTTAAGTAATATGGACTTCTTGCGTTTATTTTGCTCATTGTGTAAAATCTAATAAATCATCTATGTCTAATGCGAACTTGTCTACCAATTCATTAGGAAGCTTTTCAAAGCCTTGTTCAAATGGTTTGGTAAAAAAGAAACTTGCTTTAATTCCTTTTTCGAATATGCTTTTGGCTAATATAAATCCAATCGTTTTATAATTACCTTTTTTAAACTTTCCTTTTGCATCTCTTAATCTTATATTCTTTTTCTTTGCCCAATCTGCTAATGGTTGCATTGGAGGTCGTTTAGTATTAAAACTAAATCTACTGTTTCTATTTTCAGGGTAATTGCTTTTTTTACCCTTAACACCCTCATCAACAAAAGCTCCATATTCATCCATATAGAACTCTAAGTAAAAACTATTCTTACTAACATTTAAATCATAACCTAAGCTTTCATATAAAGAAGATGTAACATTCTTTTTCTTTTTAGTTAAGTTAGTGCGTGATTGTTTAATCACAAACTTTGCAAAACTTTCTAACGCTGCTTTTGTTTGTTTAAAATCCATTAGTCGCAAATTGTCATATCGTTCTGTACCAAGACATCAAATGTTGCAGTCCATCCTGCAAGTTTGTTTTCAAACCTATCCACAAAAGGCTCACAACTGACATCACCAGCCACCTGATATAATTGAGTATATAAATCCCCTCTTTGTAATTCATTAATCACCCTTGTTAATAATGCTAATTGTGTGTTTAGTACATCTTGTTCATTGTCATTTCCTACGAACTTATCCGTAGCTTCTTCTTTACTAATGTCTACAATGTCCATTGCAAGGACTGAAATATTAAATGTGGTTGTTTTAGTTCCTACCGTTGCTGTATTAACTATGATGTGTGCTAAAGGAAATATAGATTGCTTGTCTAAATCAACATCATCAATGCTACCAAAGCTTACTGTATTAGTAAATGGTTCAGCTTGAAATGCTGTTTTGATCTTATCCGTTATGTTGTAAAAACCTTTCATTTTCTTTTTATTCTTTTTGCTTCCAACTCTTGTTTCTCTTTTTCAAAAACCAAATATAGTAGAGCAGTGTTTACATTTAATTTAGTGACTTCATCAAATTTGGTGACATCTCCTTTAGCGATTCCATAAACTGATTGATACCAACTCCACTTGATGCCAAAGTTTGCCTCTGCTCCATAGTTAGCTCCTTCTTCATTTCCTTGCTTAAATAGTTCAGGGTAGTTGTCAATAACTCGTTGCTTAAACGATAAAAAAAAACCAGTGATCCCATAACAACATCTAAAGGCATTTGTTTAAATGTTTCAGCGTTATCCGTTCCCTTGTAATCTTCTATTTGGTATTTATCTTTTTTCTGTAGTGTAACAGGTCTGTAAAGAACTGACATTGCTTTGTGCATTTGTTCCCAGTCTGACAACGTATTGTCAAGGTCTATGTACTCACCTAAGGTCATATCATCTAACTTTGGTATAAAACCATATGTAATGCCATTGAGTTCAAAGGTGGTCTTTAAATTAGGCTTCTGTTCAAACACCTTGTTTAAATCTTCAATGATGTCTGTCACGTGATTGAACCTGATCTTGGCAATGTCCTTGAGATCAAGGTTGCAAAATATCTCAACCATCTTATGAAGCAAGAAGTTAGTGTTCTCGTTATCTTCAGTATTAAGCTTTGCAAACCTTTGATATTGCTCTAAAGGTATATCGCTTAATGAGTCTGGAACGTATAAGTCTATTATCATATTATAACAATAATAAAGTCTTGGTTTTGTATAAAAAGAAAAAGGGATAACATTTCTGCTACCCCTTTATCCAAACATAACTAACCTAACTCAAATGAAACTCGTTTTATGGTTATCATACAACCAATGATAACACTCATCTATTTTTTTTGTAAGCTTTATTGTATTCTGTGTGTACTCTTCTTTGCCCCATTTTTCTGTTCCCTGTATAGATAGGTAAATTTTTACCTTTGATTTCATCCCTGTATTAACAGGCTTTTGATATACATACATATCATTCTCCCAACAACGTTGCATCTTCTTCCAGAGAGGTTTGTTTAATGGCTTTATATTATCCATACTAAAAATTGAAATGCTGTATATAGCATAGTCCAAAACCCTGCCATCAAGATAATAAATGCTAATGCATCTCGTTTGATGTTCTTAATATTGTCACTCTTTTGTATTCTTTTAACTTTTCTGTAATTCATAATCTTGTTTTTAAATTTATAACATTGAAGCGTTAAAGCAATCATCAGAACACCATCCTGATTTTTCTATTGCTGCGCTGCATTCTAAACATTCGTAATTTAATTCTTCTTTTGTTGGATCAAACATAATACTTTTTATTTAAAGTTGTTAAAGTTTTTTATTGCTTTACCGCATAAAGGTATTAATTCAGTTCTATAAGTACCTTGGAAATGGATAATATTATTTCCTTTTTTGCCTATATGGTTTAACTTTTCTATTTTTCTACTTGCATACCCACATAATGGGTTATCATCAACCTCTTCAGTGTTTACTTTTATTGAACCTTCGTACTTTCCAGTTTGTACACAGAAAACATCTAAGTGGTAACCTAAGTCTTCAAATAATTGCTTTGTCATTTTGTTTTGTTTAATACAAAGATATAAACATTTTTTTAACTACCAAACTTTTTTTAAATTATTTTAATAAATAAAATACTGTCCCTTGTTTGGATTCTCTAATGTGTCCATTAAAATATATCGAGCCGCATCAATGCAGTCTGGATGCGCCCCTGATGGTTTTTGTAGTTGGTTGCCTTCTTTGTCTGTTGCCCATACATATCCTTGTAACTCCCTCTTTAGGTTCTTACTATTAGATGTAACGTATATTTCGTTCTGGTTAATTAGGTTCAACCCATACACCACTGAATCCCTTCCTTTGCTTACACCTGTGATCTTATGTCCATAGCCTTGGAGTTCTGCTATACTCTTCGGCTCTGCGCTGTCTGCTGTGATGTTTTCTGTTATCTGTCTTTGATCTAAAAATCTGCTGATGTCACTGTTAAGCATTCCTTTCTTATATAACACCTCATCAAAAATATAAGCTTCGTTCCACTTGTATAGTGATATTAAAGTTGTGGGATCAACTGAGTATCCGAAATCCATTCCATAACCCAATAGTCTTGCTTCGTTTGGTATCTTATCTATTTCTTTCCAATCAGGAATACAAGCTCCCTCTAAATTACCAACCTCTCCTAGTCCGTACACCCTCCACCAGTTCTTCCAGTAGGTTGAGGTTTTAGATTTGTCCCTTGCTTTCTCAATTTCTTTTACAATATTCTCTGGTAAGCTGTCGTTATCTTTATAAGTTAGTGTAATAAAATCAGTTTCAGCTTTACCTATCAGTTCCTTGTCTACCCAGAACAAAGAAGATGGATTGTAATCAAGCCAAATGTTTCCTGATGTTCTAACTACCAATTGTTGATATGCATCAAAAGGAACGTTGTTGCATTCGTTGATATACAGGTCTGTTCTTCTTGCTCCTCTTAGTTTGTCTGGCTGATCCGTACTAAAGAACTCAATATAGCTTCCGTTTGTAAATATGTATTTTAAGGTACTTTTATTAAACTGCCCTTCCTTATACCTATTGAGTCCCTTTAAGATGCCTAAGAAGTCTTTTAAAGCACCTCTACGAAGATGTGGGATAGATTCAGATACTACGCTAATCTCTCTACCTTTGTTTTTAATTGCATAGTCTATTAAGATAAGAAGTATGCATATAGTTTTCCCTGCTGAAGTTCCTCCCCTAATAATCTTGGTTCGGTTATTCAGTACCTTTAATTTTCTTAGTGCTTCGGTTGTTGTAACCTCCATCAATCTAAGAACAAGGGTAAATCTTCGTTAACGTTAATATCTCTGGTTTCTCTTGGTTTACCTAAGTAGTAATTAAGATAAAGGGTGATCCATTTGATGTCCCCTGATTGCACACCTTCAGTCAATGCTTTTAATGCATCATCTTCTAATGGACTTAATCTTTCAACGAGTTTGATCTCTTCATCTTTTGGTTTCCTTCCTGCAAATCCTTTTGTAGAATGTCCTCCATTATTTTTTCTACCATCCATAATTAAAATAGATTAATTAATTAATTATACTATAACAATATTAAAGTTAAAGTTTTGTTATATGTGAGATATTATAGAGTTGGTATTTTACAGTTAACTCATCACCTTTTTTGATGTCTTTTATAGCGTGTACTACTCTTGTTCTTTCAGGTTCACATTCTGTTATTTTACAATTAGGTTTGTCGCTGTGATTTATGAAACCACCTAAAGGAGTTCTAACAACTTGTCCGTTATCTAGCCAGACGTGAGTAATACCAAAGCTATGTCCTGAATCAAAATTACTTTCAGCTATTAATCCTAATCCATCTATGTGGCTTTTATCTATTGTTAATCCTATTGGTAGAGGTCTATAGCTCATATCTGGAACTGTGGTTTATCTGTATGTTTGTTACCGTGTAGTTTTAATTGACCTAGTAGGAATTTGTATTTGTGTTTAATCGTATCCTGCTTTTTTTGTTATACCTGCATTT